GTGCTGCGCGATCAGGACGCGCTCGGTGCGGTCGCCGCAGAGGCCGGGCGAGGTGCGTCTGCCGTCTCAGCGGGCTTCGCCGCCGCGGCCGTTTCCAACACGCCCGGCACCTCGGCGCCGCGGAGGTTCTCCGCGCCGTCCTCGTCGTCCACCAGAGCCCGGTTCTCGGTGGGGTGCACACCCCGGTCCCGCCACGCCTGCGCGGACGCTTCCGCGCGCTCGAGGCCGTACTTCTCCTCGTGCGCCGGTCCGGTCAGCGAGCCGTCGCCACGCTCCGGCTCGGGGTCAGCCGAGGCCAGGTGGTGCAGCTTGCGGGCATCCGCAGCGTCGCGGGCCAGACGGCCTTCGTGCTCGCCGCCCTTGAAGTAATCTTCAGCCATGATCCTGTACTCCTTCGAGCTAGTTGATGCCGATGGTGACGATGACGCCCGCGCCAACAGCGAGGCCGGTGCCGTTCTGGTGCAGAACGGCGTCGATGACGTCATTGGTCTGCAGGTTCGGCGGTGCGGTGACCGGGACGGACAGCGGAGTCTCCGCGACCAGGTTGGTACCCGGGTTCAGGGTGAGACTGGCGAACGTGGCCACCACCGCGCCGCCGCGGAGTTGGCGCAGGCTGAGGGTGGCGTTGTTCGTTGTGACACCCGTCACCGTGACGAACCCGGCTGGTGGGGTCACGACGATATTGCCCACGCCCTGGCCCTGCCCGTCAGCGGGCTCGACCGTGGCGACGACGACGTTCGCGTCGGCGCCTGCCGCGGCCTGCGCCGGTAGTGCCGGCGAGTCGTATACAGCCATCTGTAAAGCTCCTTCTCGTGCAGTAGGGGTGGGGCAGTTTAGGAAGTCATGCCCCAGGACTCAGACCGAGATCAGACCGATCAAAACGCGGGTGGCGTCAATCCGGAAAGTGTCCCGATCGAGGCCACCTGGCGGTTCAGGATGGTCCCGAGGTAGCTGTACAAACGGTACAAAACACCCATCGAGTCGGCGTACGGCTCCCGGAACATTTCGATGCGAAAACTGGACTCGAACAGCAACAGGTCGTCCTGCTTGAGCAGGTAGACCCGGTCCTCGTTGTTGGCTGCACCGAAGGTCACGCCCATGTTCGGGTCGATGTGCACCGGCAGTCCCAGGAAAGTTCCTGCGTGTCCGGCGACCACGGACGGGTCGTCGGTCTGAGCGATGGGGTTGTAGGCCACCGCGTTCGGAACTACCAAGGGGCGGTTCTGCGCGTCGAACTGGTTCATCAGCCAGTACCAGCGCCGGGGGTGCATCAGCCAGCAGGTGGCGGGCAGGAAACGGGTCGTCGCGAACCCGGCGAGCAAGCCGAGGCTCTTCGAGTAGAAGTTCAGCGCTGTCTGAGCGGTCACCGCGAGGGTGTTCGCCACTGTGGCGTTGTTCAGACCGTTGACGACCCCGTTGTTGCTGGCGCCCACACCTGCACCGTTGAGCACCTGCGCACCGACCTGCTGCGCGTAGGCCGCGATCAGGTCACCGGTGATCACGTCGTCGAAGTTGATCGCCGACTGGTCCAAAAGCTGCTGGGACACGACCTCCTTGCCGCCGACCGTGGTGAACCCGGTCGAGACGAACGTGGTGGTGAGGTCGGTCTGAGACAGCGCCGAGTTCTGCGTGGTCTGCGGGGCCACTGTGGTCCCGGTCGCGATCTTTGGGTAGTCCACGCTCGACACGCCCATGGGCACGTCTTGGTGCTTGAACAGGTCCGCGACAACCCGACCCGGGCGGGCCAGCTTGATGTAGTCCTCGACCATCCACTTCGGCGGCGCGAATTCTCCACCAGAACCGCCGGTGTTGCCGGTGTTGCCCAGGGCGCGCTGCTCGGCGGCCATGGCCAGCGAGTGCCGCTGCAGCCGATCCTTGGCCTCGAAGGCGTTTTCCTTGAACCTGACCTCCGAGATGTCGCGGAAGAACGATGGCCCGTTGATGTCGTTGCGGCGGTAGACGGCCGGCTCGGTGACCTGCGCCCCACCCTCGGGAATGCCCGAGTTGGCGTGGGCGGCGTTGTCGAGGGCTTGGCGGCGCTCCAGGTCGGCGATCTCGGTGAGTCGCTCCTCCAGAGGCTTTACCTGCTCACCCAGGGTGGCCAGGGTGGCGCCGTAGTCGGCGTGGGAGACCTTCTCCTCCTCGGTGAGGCCGCGCTTCTCACCGGCGGCAGCTTCGAGGAGGGCGCCGCGGGCTTCCGCGGCGGTGCTGATCTGTGTGCGGAGCTCGGCGAGGCGAGCTTCGATGATTTCCTGCGGGGTGGGGGCGCCACCAGCGCACAGGTAGATCGGGGCGCCACTGCGGCGGTATCCGATCAGGTTTCGAGCATTCATAGCGATGTCCTTTCAGGACGAGAAAGTGCAAAGGGACATGCCGTGATGGCGTCTCAGGTGGTGACCCCGGGTGGAGGAGCTCCGGCGCAGGGTTCCGGCGTGCGAGCAGCACAGCGATCCGCGCAGCATCGGGCTGGGCGGAAGAATGGGTGTAGAGATCAGGACGCGCGCGACTCCTGGTCGTGCTCGTGGAGCAGCCGCAACGTCTCGACGTAGGCAGCCGCCTGCAGCACCTCGGCGGCGTCACCATCGGCCGGCTTCGGCGCCACGGAGCGGGCTTCCTCGTCCGTGGCGAGCGCTGCGACCATGCGGGACAAGGTTTCGAGGGTGGCCGTGTCCAGGGTGTTGCCCTCGCGAATGTCGATGGCCATGCGCTGCAGCTTCGCGGGCTTCATCGAACGGAACGCGCGCACGGCAGAGACGCTGGTCGCCGGGTTCGCGCCGAAGTTCACCGCCGACACGTCGCCCCGGTCCAGGTTCAGCTCCAGCAGGGCGCGTTCCTCGTAGTTCGGCGACCACTCCTGGCGCACGACGCGGAACCCGAAGCTCATCTGGTCCACGTCGCCATCCTCGATGGCCGTCACGAGGTCGCGGACGTCGCTGCGGGCCGTGTTGACCGTGGCCACCGCCCACAGGCCGGTATCGTCCTCTTTCAGTGTCAGTGTTCCCGACGCGGTGCGGGCCATGGTGAGGCCCTCGTGATTGCTCAGGTAGGCCACGTCGGCCATACCGACCTGCGTCGTCCGAGCGAACGCACCCTTGCGGACAACCTCCGAGTACTCGCCGAACATGTCGAACATCGGGTAGGGCTGCTCGGTGGTGCTGGCGTAGCCGCGCAGCTCGACCTTGCTACCACCCGCGCTTCGCACCTCGAACTTTGCGGGGTACGACCGGGATTCCGGTGCCCCGGTGAGGGCACCTCGGCTCGCGATGTCAGAGAACACTGGCGGGGGCTCCTTCGTTGTCGACAGGCTCAGCGGACGGCGCCGGCATCGGCGGGACCCCGTACGGCAGCTCTTTGAGGTTCGGCTCGGCCTTCGCGGCGCCCAACGGGGTGATGGACAGCGGGACCATGTTGGATTCCTTGCGCTGGTCCAGCGTCATCGGCGCCATGTTCCGCTTCGCCCTGGCCTCGGTCGGGGTGATGACCTTGCCCGCCAGGTACTGGACCGTGGTCTTGGCCGAGGTCTCCGCGTCGGTGCGCAGCAGCGCTTCGGTGTCGAACTTGACGAACGCGGCCTGCGGCATCAGCGGGAACATGGCGTCCTCGATGCGCTTGAGCCACCACGACAGGGAGTAGGTCAGGAACGAAATGCCCCGCATCTCCACACTGGCGTAGGTCAGTGACCCCCCCGAAGAGCCGCCCACCATTTCCGGGTCCAACCCGAAATAACGGGCGATCTGCGGTACGTTGGCGCGCTGCGTCTCCAGGAACTGCGACTCGTTCGGGGTCACCCCCAGCGCGTGATAATCGAGGCCGGCGCCGAGCACGATCGGCTCCCGGTTGCGGGTGGCCGCGAGCAGACGTTCCTTGATGGTGGTGGCCTGCGTCTGGTTGATCTCCTGGTCCGACGTCAGGATTGCCTTCGGGATACCCCCGCCGTGGAAGAAGTCGCCGGCGAACTTCCTCGAACTGATGTCGATGTCGATGGTGGCCGCGGCGTAGGCGATGGGCGACAAGCCGACCTTGCGGCCCGGCAGGGTGAAGCCGCGCATGTGCCACATGTTCTGTGGCGGGATCACCCGCTGCTTCGCGCCGTACTTGTAGACCAGATCGCCGGTGTCGGGGTCTACGTCGGCGTTGACCGCGTCCGGGTTGAGGATGCTGACCTGCGTGGCGTTGCCGTTGCCATCGCGGTCGGTGATCTCGCCGAAAGCGTTGCCGCGCATACACAGTGAAACCACCAGCATGTGCAGCCACTCGGATTGCGTCATCCCCGGGCTCGGTGTGGTGACCAGTTTCGGGTCCGTGATCCGAGTGTGAATGTCACCCTGCATGCGGAACGTTTCCAACGGCAGCATCGACACGCTGCGGGCGATCAGCGACACGCACGCCCACACGGTGGACACCTGCAGGGCCTGGTCCGGGTTACTCGCCACGTTCGTCGCACCGTTGACGTCGGTGCCGCGGATCGGGGAGATGATCGGCTCGCCGGTCCACCCACCTGCGGCGCGTTTCTCGCGAACACCACCACCGAAGAGGATTCCCACCGGGTTACCTCCTCGGGTCGGTCAGTCGGTCGGCGAGTAGCAGGGCACCAGCGGTGATCAGGGCGGCCGGGACGGACCACAGCGCAACCCCGGCGGTGATCAGCGCGCACGCCACCACCGCGAGGGCGACCCGGCCGCGGAGGACGAAGAAGGCCAGGAACGCCACCAACACCGTGACGGCTCCCTCTTTGACCCGCCTCACCACACGGACGCCGCGACGTCTTTGACTTCGGACGCTTTCACCGAATACCCCCAGAGTGCGAGCGTCACCGAAACCAACGGGGTGATGTCCACTCCGCTGGTGTAATCCCACGCCCAGGCACCGGCCATCGACTTGGTCGTCGCCCGGCCCACCGCAACAGTGAGAGGCTGCTGGTCGATGTGCCACAGCTTGTGGCCCATCACCGCGTCATAGAGGGCGCCGCAGCCCTGCACCACCGCCGTCGTCCCCGGTTGCATGGCTTCGATCCCCACCGCCGCGAGGTCCGGCAGCAACGATCCTGCGGGCGAGCCCGGGCGGATCACGATGCCCAGCGGGTTCCACGCCGCCTTCCGCTCCACCAACCACGGAACCACCCACGACGAGTCGGTGTTCGGCCGATACTCGACGACCTCCACGTGATAGGCGCCGTCCTCGCGGAGCCCCGCCACCGAAATGGCCGTGGTCGAGCGGTCACCCGTCATGTCCACGGCGAACACCATGCGGCTGTGCAGTCGGCTGTCCAGATCCTTCTGCGCGTCCCAGTCGTTGGCCGAAATTGCCACCTCGACCGTGGCGGGCGGACGCCAGATCCCCAGACGCTCCCGGCGGAAGCGGTCCTCGGTCATACCCGGGCGCTCCACCAGCTGGATGAAGTCCAGCCCCAACCGGCCGCACTCGATCCCCGGGTTCGAGGCGAGCAGCACCGCCTCGTCGTCGCTGTCCGCGTCGTCCGGTGCCGACCACTCCCGGTACATCAGCCGCGGCTCGTTCCCGGCGATGCCACGCTCTCGGATGGCGGCCAACTGCTCGGAGGAGTCCATGCCGGCGCTCGACACGTACCAGACCTGTGGGTTGCTCACCGCGCTCAGCGTGGGTAGCAGGTCGGCGATCATGTCCGGGTCGAGGTCGTAGGCCTCGTCGAAGATCATGGTATCCCCGGTGAAACCACGACCGGATCCACCGGAGCGCGCGAAGAAGTTCAGCCGCTCACCGGTGAGCAGCTCGATGCCGGTCTCTTCGTTGCTCTGCCGGTACATGCCGCCGGTCGGTTTGCCCGAGCTGTCGTGCTTACCGTCAGTCAGCTTGTGCAGCTCAGGGGTCTGCCTCACCAACTGCTTGATGCGCCGGAACATCGCCTTGCCGGTCTTGAACTGATGGGCCGAGTAGATCGACTGCGCATCCCTCGTCAGGAACAGGGACGCGAGCTGGCGGGCCTCAATAATCGACCCCTTCCCGTTCTGCCGCGGGACGACCAGTCCGACTTCCAGCGCCGCCCACTTGCCGCCGACCCGCCGGTTCAGCGAGTCCCGCAGCACGTCCGCTTCCCAAGGATCCAGGTGCAGCCCTGCGTCG